TTTAATCAGATTATATAATCTTCACTTCTACCATTTTGCATCAGCATCAACAAATGGTAACGCTAGACAAACGGCAGAAACAAATGGACATAACTATGCCAAGTATAAATGGGGTAGTTATATACAACACGATCCAGTTAACAATCAAAAATTCATATAACCTGTAGTTATTACATGACGACATAATCTTTCCTAGGAAACATTTATTTGTTTATATTTATAATAAAGAGTTTTAAAAATATTATATTATGATCAAATTTATACAAGGAAAGATTATGGCGTTTAAAGAAATTTTTAAAGACAACAATGACTACAACGAAAAAAATGTTGTCGGATTTGCATCATTTGCAATAATGGCGCTCTTTGCAACAGCTGATATAGTAACTGGATTTTTAGGACAAGACCTACCAGTACAAGATTTTATATATAATTCATTTGTTATCATAACATTAGGTTCTTTCGGTATAGACGGATTAACTAAAATGTTTAAGCAAAAATAAAAGCGGATATATATATGATTTTAAAAATTGGTTCTCGAGGCAATGAAGTAAAAGAACTTCAAGAATTCTTAAACATTTCAGCAGATGGTATCTTTGGTAAAGGTACNCATGAAGCTGTTTTTAATTGGCAATCTGAAAATGGNTTATTTGCTGATGGTATAGTAGGCCCACAAACATGGGATGCCATGGGTATAGCTACTACTGATAATTCTGAGTTATTCTTTGAAACGCCTAATGGTTTAGAAATAGAAAGATATTATTTACCACGTGGTGAATATAAAGAAGGTCCAACCCAAAAAGAATATGCGTTCATACACCACACCGCTGGATGGCATAATCCTTACAAAACTATAGATAGTTGGGGTAGGGATAAAAGAGGTGCAGTAGCAACTGAGTTCGTATTAGGAGGTTCTTCTATTAAAGCAAATGATTTTGTACATGACGGTAAAGTCTTACAAGCATTTCCCGAAGGCGGATATGGTTGGCATTTAGGGAAAAATGGTTCACAACATATGCATACTCACTCGGTTGGTATAGAAGTAAATAACTTTGGATACTTAACAAGAGGAGGTTATAGTAAGAAAATAAACGGTAAACGTACTTTTATAAAAAAAGACCCAAACCAATACTACACTTACACAGGCGCATTAGTTGATTATTCTCAAGTAGTTGAGTTAAAAACACCATTTAGAGGATATACAGCATGGCATAAGTATTCTGATGCACAAATCAAATCTTTACACGCGTGGATTTTATTTATTGGTGAGAGAGATAGCATAGATATTAGAAAAGGCTTACCTGAATGGGTGAAGGAAAAAGGGGCTGAAGGGTTTGAATTCAACTCAGATGCTTATTATGGTAAAGTTAAAGGCTTACTTAATCATACAAACACTAGAAAAGATAAATTCGATATGTTCCCACAACAAGAGTTGATGGATATGTTAATTAGTTTATAATGAAAGAGTTAGAAGACATATACGATACACCAGAGTTTAAATCGTTACCGAGATGGAAACGAATATGTTTTAGACTAAAACTATGTCTCATACAAACACTTACTATTTATTAAAACCTTACTATGTCTAATAAAGAAATAATATACCCATACTTAACTGAGACATTCTCATCTAAGATAGGAATCATAACAACCTCAATAATTACAGGAATGTCATTCATAGCATCATATTTTTACAATCTAGCTTTATCTGAGTATCCTCAGTACATAGCTGTGATATCTGTAATATTCATAGATGGTATATTTGGTATTATAGCGGGAACCAAAAGAGAAGGATTCAAAACCTTCAAAGCAATTAGTGTACTTAGAACAGCAATTGTGTGGGTATTATTTCTTACAGTATTACTATCAGTCGAAAAGGGATTTGCAGGTGTTGGGTGGATAAGTGAAACTGTAATGATTCCACTTATTATATTTCAACTCATGAGTGCATTAAAAAATGCATCAATGGCAGGATATATTAAATCTGAATTAGTAAATGAAATATTAGATAAAATTGATAATCATAAAGGCAAAAGAAAATGAAAGAATTATTAAACAGTGTTACTGATACTAGAATGGTATACTTTACAATGTCACTTGTACTCCTTACNGGTTATTTTTTCCAANATTGGGGCGTNGTAATATTTGTCACATTTATGTTGAATGTAGGACTATGGACTGGGTTTTGCCCATCAAAATGGTTGTTTGGAAAACTAGGATTTAAAAAGACAGATCTTTAATGTCAGCGTTGCAGGGAATATCATTAAATGCTAAAATATCACTAGTAGTAGCTGGTGTTATTATGCTTACATTTTTTGCTGTACAAACCTGCATTGTTTTTGGTTTATGTGAACCTACTTTATTTTTAGCTAAATTTGGTTGGGGGTGTGTAATATTCTTTATGCCACCTTTTTTTAAAGTAGTACAAGAGTTTTTAATAAATAAAGCTAAAACCACCAAAGATTTAGGAAACAAGAATATGTACTTGGAACATGCTGCTAAAATTATAAGACATGATATGCATTCGGGTATTAACACATATCTACCGCGTGGTATCAAATCAATGAAACGACGCCTTACTACAGAACAAATAAAAGAACTAAAAATAGAATCACCTTTAAGATTAATTGAAGACGGATTACATCATGCCCAAAAGGTATATTCGGGNGTTTATGAATTTACAAATTTAGTTAAGGCAGATTCTCAACTTACAAAAAAACATTGCAATATACAAAACATACTTGCAGACTATTTAAGACTTACAGCATATAAAAATCAAGTAATACTCTCAGACAACTTACCAACAGAATTAGAAGTAAACGAAGCCTTATTTTGTACTGCTATTGACAATTTGATTAGAAACGGGTTAAAGTATAATGATAGTCCAACAAAGTGGGTTAAAATATATTTTGAGGGAAATTGGAATACTGGGAGTTTTATATGTGTAGAAGATAATGGTAGAGGTTTAACTTCAGATGAATTTTGGAGTTTATCTAAACCATATATGAGAAAAGAAGGTCAAAAAGAAGAAGGCACAGGTTTAGGGTTAAACATTTGTGTAGAAATATTAAAACAACATGGTTTTAAAATCGTTATAGAAGAAATAGAAAAGGGAACTAAAATTAAAATACAAATATAACAATGATAGACACATTAATGCTCATAGATGATGAAAATTTATTTCATCTCGTATTCGAAGATGCGTGCTCCTTACTGGACATGGCAGTATCAATTGAATCATTAGACTCCTCAGATGAGGCAGATAGAAAATTTAAAACATGGTTTCCTGATGATCCTAATCACGAAAGACCGCAATGTGTATTTGTGGATCTTAATATTATAGGTTCTACTTTTGATGGAATTGAAATGATTCGTAAAATCAACTACGACTATGGTGATGGAGTTGTTATTGGTATTATCTCATCTTCACAAGATGAAGTAGAAATAGAAAAAGCTAAATCAGTAGGAGCTCAATTCTGGATAATTAAATCAGATGATATAGAACCAAGATTAGAAGAGTTTATGAAAGATTATGAGGGATATAAATCTAAATCAGCTCCCTTTAAAGTATATAGATAATGATAGTTGAAAAAGTTATGAGAGATGGGTTATTAGACCTATCAAAAACAAAAAAGGTTTATTTAGAGGGCAATATTCTTAAACTGATTAAAGCTGCAGACAATGACACTGAGTTTACAGAATATTTATCGTTTTGTAAAGATCGAGACATAAAAAATCGCAGAAAGCGATTAGATGTTACTAAACAAGTACAATCTCAAAATAAACAACTAGAGCTAGCTGCAAAAGAAAACGAAAAAATAAATCATCAACTCTCCAAGGCACTGGAAAAAGCTAGCACATCAGCAGAAGAAGCAATAAAGTCTAAAGCAGAAGCTGAAAGACTCAGAGATGCTGCAATGGAAGATTTGGACACTTTACAGAAGCGTACTCAATTTGAGTTGATAGGGTTAATAGTTAAAGTTGCTCTATGGGTAATAGCATGCGTAGGTTTTAGCACTACTGTAATGTACTTATTTGTATTGATAAAGGGTTTAGATGCAACTATCATAGAATCAACATGGGCTAATTTATTTGGTATACTGTTAACAAACTCTTTTAGTATCATAGGTACAATAATGGGTGTAAAATATGCTACAAGTAAATCAGAATAACATAACAC